GTGTTTTAAAGATGGGTTCCTCCCAACAAGGTTATATCAAATATAAACATTTCCACCAAACATTACAAATGGAAAACGCTCTTAGACCTCAGCGGGGGGCAGCACAGGGTAACCGACAATCCAGTCATCCCGAGCAGCAAAATAATTGTCAACCTGACCGGACGTGGTGCTCCACACCAACCCAGTTGCGACAATGGTGTTTACAGAACGCAAGTTAAAGGGCCAAGTCGAGTAGTGCGGAAGCACCACGGTCGAAATGCCTTGTGCATTCGGAAACGAAATTCCGGCATCCTCATTAGGGGTGTCGTCATCATTCCTACCAGCTACAATCGCTGTATTGGCAGGAAGGACGCTGTTCCAGCGCGTCTTGACAAGCAATCCGCCGCGATGATAGAGAAAAGCTCGGTACCAGTGACCCGAGTAAAGAGTCCCAGAGTCGTTTTCAAACGACGAATAGGGGTCATTCACTCGATTAAGAGATCCTGCAAACTTATAGAACCGTTTGAGGACATCCGTCACATAGCCGACCTTCTCTGACATGCAGTAGTGATTGTCTTCAGCGTAGGCAGCGCCTTCAGGAAAGGGTTTGAACTCTTTAGCAAAACACTCCTGAACGGAGGATTGCTTCTTGGCTCCCTTAATCTTCTTCGGTTTATTCTCCGCAGAACTCTCGCTAATATCAGCGGAAACAAGCGGGGGAGGGACCGGAATCTGACCCGTATAGGTCGGGTTCCAAACCTCATGGCGTGGAACAGAAAACTCCGCATCCTTCCCGGCAGCAAGCCAGACAACCAAATAAATCGGGGGGTCCGCCGACGAATCGTTTGAAACGATCTCCGTCAGCTTTTCAATAACGAGCTTCCAAGGCATTTCCGTGTGATGACACCAGTAATTGTCCCAGACAAAAGGGAATTCGAGTTCGACCATCGTGTCTCCTTTGACATCAATGATTCGAGAAATCTCATTCTGCCAATCGCTGGAACCAGGATCGGGGCTTTTCCCCACAAGCTTCACGACAAAACGGCCCGAAGTAAAGGCCGTCGTATAGAAAGCAAGGAGAACCTTGATAGAGGAATGCCAGAACTCGAAACTCGTTCTTGCGTAGGTGAAGGGCGTAGGCCCATCGACGTCAAGATTCACACCCGAGACGGTGTTATCAAGGACGAAAATGCTTCGAAGTCCAGGAACACGAGCGTAGTCCGAAACCTTCCAGTTGCGCATAGCAATTCCAATAGTATTCTCCTGATGTTTCAGGTAAGAATCCTGATAGAACGCAAGCGCAGAAGCCGGAATAGGTTTCGAGACTCCGTTGTAGTCCACTGAGGAGTCTTGCATCACGACCTTCGAGGCGTCGACGACTTCCGGACGATCAAGAGCAGCACCAAGCGCAGCACTCAGAGCAGATCCAGCACCTTCGCCAATAAGGCTGACAATAGACATCGCCTTGTTCATGACAGGCTTTACAAGCGTGTCAAACACCTGAGCCTCCATAAAAGGCTGGCGCTTGGAAGCAGGCTGTTTACCAGCCTGTTTCTTAACGCGCCCAAGGAGAGCACTGGCAGGTGGCTCGTTGAACGTAGTGAGGGGATTCTTGAACCTCCCCGTCACGATCACGGTCACTGTATCAGCGACGTTAGGTGAACCCGCAGTAAGCGGCGCAAGAACATCGATCGTAGCGCGCACAAACTGGTCATTAACCGGCACATAACGACAGAACTTCCACGGAAATGGATATTGCAAGGTCGCAATTGCGGTGTGCTGTTGGGCTGCAGAAATAACCTGAGGGTTACAGATAGCACGCTGCTGCAAATAATCGCAGGAGTGCTTCTTTGAGCCTGGAAACAGAGTCACCATCAAGGCACCGGCATAGAACCCGTTCGTGTTCACACGAACCGAAAGCTCATAGTCGTTCCTGTAGAAACGAAACTGCTTCAAGATGTCGCCTAAGAAGGCGTCAGAACGAAGAGCAGCATCCAAATCAAAGGACGACAAGACTCCAATGGCATCAGCCGTGGACCAGGCAAGCGAAAGAAGCTCGCGCGGCCTCTCAAGCATAACCTTCGGAGTCATATCAAGGAGGGGCTTCCAAATAGGCAAAGCCTCCCCATCCGTCTCATTGGACGTCTTCAGACCAACGTCTTCAAAAGCTACGACGGTCTGCGTCGTAGTAGTAGGAATGGCTGGCGACAAAAGACTCTGAGCCGATTCCACTGTATTGTTATTCGCAATGATATTTTGAGCAATGCAGAAAACAAGTCCAACCTGCATTAGGGATGGACCAACTTTATACTCGCAGCTAAGCTGTTGGAGTCTCAGTAACGTACCATCGTCAGTTACGATATTTTCCCTTTTCGTCGGGCCTGGGACAAGGCTGCTGGCACACTGTGGTTTGACCAGCTGACGAAGGGCAAGAATAGCCTCCCAGGGGTGTACCTGAACAATCACTCCATAAATATTAGCAACGCTCTGAACATATGCGCATGCCTTCTTATAGAACTCCGGTCCATAGTGAAACGCCTCCAAAAGAAAATTCGCACCCGTAGATCGGACCCATTCTTTTTCTTCAGCGCGGGTCTTGGCGCTGGTGAATCTGAACATGTTCCCAATCGACGAAAAACGAAGGGGAGCAAAAGTAAACTGACCCGGGACTACCACAACGCCACGGGAGAGATACTGTACTTCAGGAAAGGGTGTGTAAGGCCGAGTTGGTTTGGTCTTTTGTGCGGTAGTATACCGCATAAAAAACTCACGCTCGACATATTCACCATGCGTAAACATGTTGAACTCACTCACCTTAAGAGATACTCCAATGAGGTGATCGTCACCATAAAATGAACACTCCAGTTCTTTGGGAGAACGGCCAGTCAGGGCAAAATAGGAAGTTGCCGTGATTCTCGCATTTGCGAAACAGTTGATATTTCCAGTAATAAAAATACCACTTGCGACTTCTCCAAAGACTGAATAAACGACTTTGCCAATCACGTGATAACACATGAAAAACGAAATCGCTGCTGTTCGAATGGCGGCGTGCATCTCAATGGGGCAAAGGGACGCAGCCCAGTTACCATACTCAATGGCCAACTGGAAAAGAATTCGAACATCCCAATCTCCATAATCTCCATCCATACAATTCAGCTTAGCAAAACGAGCCATTAAAAGACCCCACTGAGAGTGAGCATCAATTTTCAAGGCACAAGAGGTCTCCCAAGGGCGCTTAATGATTTCAGCCAAAAAGGCTCCAAAAATCATCTTCGACGCGATGAAACTCTCCAAATCTGCATTAAAAGTCATTCGGGTTTTCCCAACATCAGTCTTGCGCGGTGGCAAGAGTTCCGATTTAAGCTGGTCACATACGACCGGCGGAACTGCAACATTGTTGCACATAAGGTTAAAGATCTCCATGACTCTCTCGCGTAGCTTCGGATCGATTCTTTCGCGCCCAGCGCCATCAAAGAACAACTCGCGACGAGTATCACCCGTTTTGCGGTAAAAGTAACCAACGGAGGTTGAATAATCAATAGGCTTTATCCAACCATCCTTGGTCCCATAGACAGCCTCCTCGATTGTCAAAAATCGAATCTTCTTCGGATCAAAGTTCTTAGGAACTAACGATGAATCCAAATCAGTATTCCATTTGACCATCCGACGAGGTGGACCACGTCTCCTCTCAAGAGAAATAAGAAGTGGACTATATGAAGTCCCATCCTTCTCGAAAGCTTTCATCCTGGACGGATTCCAGCGCTCGAAATCGAACCAATCAGGTTCAGGAAGACCAGTAGGTCTCATCTCATTCTTCGTAGGAAGATATGCGGCATCTTTGGGATCAAGGTCGCCGACATAAAAAGTAGCAGGCGGGGGTGAACCCGACTGATTCTTAATAATCGGCTCGATTCTGTTCTCAACATCCTTTATGCCAATCGAACCCAACTCGTCAAGAGCTTGTCTCAACTGTTCGGGCCAAATACGAGCACCAAAGGACATCGACAGAGATTCGGCTCCAGCAACATGGATTCCAACTATATGAGGTTGACCTCCGCTGAAGACTACATATGGTTGACCACAAATACCATCGTGGTTCGCCATATTATGAACACAGAAATCAGTATCATGGTCCACGCAATTTGTGTTATAATCAATCGAATCGGCTGACATCAAGGAACGAACTTGTTTGAAGTAGCCAATACGAAATACTGGACAGTTCTCATACAACTGAGCAGAAAATAGGCTCGTACGAGTCTTGCGTGGAGCAACACCATCGGCTCTGAATACGACTAAATCTCCTCCAACGTGAGCAATTGTCATTTCTGACACATTGTAACGAAAGAAAGGGTCACCGTTGTACCAGAGCTGAAGTTCGAGATCAGGCTCTTCGCACTCAGAAATAAGGTGCCAGGTAGTCAGGACTTTGTTCTCTTCAACAAACATCCCATAACAAGATCCCAAAAACTCATCGGTTCCGCTCTTATACATGCGGAGTTCAACAAGATTGAGGAACAAGCTATCAAGGAAGCTCTTCCCGTCAGGGCTAAGACCATGTTGAGGAGCAACATTGTCATAGCGCGAGACAGAATACTTCTCCTGATCTCGAAC